CGATCATCGCGTTGGTGATCCAGCCGGTCCCGATCAGGGCCTGGCTCATGAACACCTGACCGCCCTGGATCACAAAGGGCGTCGTCGTCTGTGTGCCGTTCGGATGGAGAACCGCGAACCTATCAGCCGCTACGAGTACTTGAGATTCGACGATCCCCCCGGTGTTTTCGACGCCCACGCCGATGCCGGCGATGTACGTCTTTCCGCCGGCAGTCGTCTGCGTTTTGATGCTCCACATTGCCGCCAGATCACCGTTGGTCTTGGCGATGGCTTGACTCGTTTCCTCCACGCCAGAAAACGCATCTTCCGCAGTCGCTTGAACCGAGGTAATGCGCCTCCCTAGCGCCCCATCAGCGTTAGCGCGCGCCGTGGATTCTTCTTGTACAAGGCCGGCGGTTTCGTCGGCCTTCGCGCTAACGGCGCTGATGGTCTGCGCCATCGCGGCATTCTGCTCCTGCCGCGTCGTCGACTCCTCAGAAATTCGAGTCTCTAGCACCGGAATCTTTTCAATCGGCGCAAGCACGTCCTGGCCCAGTTGCGTCTTTCCGATCTGCCCTTTGAAGTAATTTAGGAGGTCGCCAAGCTCGGTACTTGACTGCCCCATCACGCCATTCCCGGCCGGGTAACGCGCACCGGCCACGCCGTTACGGTCACGCAAGATTGCCCAGAAATACAGCCGCGCCCCGCCGGACAGGCCCATGAGCGTGGCCGTGTCCTGGGGGAATGCGTAGTCGCCCAGCTTTTGAGCGGCAGTGAAGGCCGGCGTGGTGCCATACCAGATCTCGGTACGCTCAATGATCGAGGGCGATGTGGGCAGCCCCCACTTCAAGCGAATCGCAAAGACCAGCGCCGTAGCCGTCAGGCTGGTGACCATCGGCGGCGGCGCCAGGATCCCGTCGAGTTGCGTCAGCGTTGACGACGCCCAAATCGAAGCGATATCCACCGCATTCAGTGCCCGGACGCGGCACAGGAACCCGCCGGCGTAAATGTTCGGCACCTCAACGCTGGTGGAACCCGTCCTGGGAAGATTGACCCATTCCGAGTTATCGCGGCGCCACTGCACCTCATACGCTACGGCATTGGCCGCCGGCTTCCACGAAAACACCGCCGTGTGACTCGCGTAACCCTGATTGATCACGGAATAGGACGTGATCGTCACTTCAGAGGGCGGGGGCTGAATGCCGGGGGGAATAACCGTGATCGGAGCCGGATCAAGGCGCGTGCCAAAGTCCACATTCTCGAACTTTCCCGGCTCGTGCTGAATGGCAGCAATCTCTGCCGTCAGCCCGCCGGTCCGTCGAACCTTCAGCGCACGAAACCGTTGCGCAGAAAGATCTTCCGACTCAAGGGTCCAGACACACTCCGCTTCTGGAACCTCACTAAACGGTGCTGTCACCGTCAGGATAAGAACCGTACCCGGCAGCCCCACCAAGTCCGCAGTCAACTCGGTGGAATCCACGGTGAAGGTCGTCATATCAGCCGTCAGACCCTGGCCCACTGCGGTGCTGATAATCCGCGTCTCGGATACGCCACTCGGCAAGTTCACCGTTAGGCGATCGCCGGGACGCACGCCGAGTTCCGCATCGACTGTCACAACGGTAGCTGTTGCGGAGCGAATGCGGCCACCGATCCGACGACCGGCCAGGTGCTGATCGGCTACGCGGAAGATGCTTCCTGGCCTTATGCGGCAAGCATCCAGGCCGACGGCGAAAGACACCGAACGCGTCTCCATCCTTGAAGTCAGCAGAAGCCACTTTCCAACGCGATTTGCTTGCGCACGAGACGTGCACCCAAACGCCGTGACCTCCACCTGGTTCAATCCATACCGCGCCAGCGCTTGGCGATCCTCGACATACTCGACCTTCTGCCGGCCCATATCCGACAGGTCATTCCAGGAAACCAACGCTACCGTGAAACGCGTATTAAGCGCAGACCCAACATAGTTGAAGCGGTTGCCAATGACGTTAGCCGAAGTGAAGGTGTACACGGGATCGCCGGGCATATCGGCCACCGCAACCACCGAGCCGCTGGCCCAGTACGCCATGCCCCGAAAGGTCGACGCAAGATCTTGAAGCACTCGGTACGCATCCGCAGCGGTCTGCAGATAGACGTTGCAGGTAAACCGCGGCTCTTGCCCGCCGAAGCCATCTGGAACCAACTCATCGCAATAGCGCGCGATCTGATACAGGCCCCACTTGTCCAACCAACCGGCGGGGATGCGCTGCCCCAGACCGTAGCGGTCATTGCTAACCAGGTCGTAAAAAATCCAGGCCGGGTTATCCGTCCAGGCCAGCTTGAAAGTGCCATCCCACGTACCACTGTAGTTCCGGGTTTCAGCGTCATAGTTGGACGGCACCCGAATAATTCGGCCTTTCCAGTCATAGGAACGCGTCGGGATACTCTGAAACTGCGATGCGTCGACTCTGATACCAACAACCGCCGACATCGGGTAGCGAAGCTTCGCATCAACCACCTCCGTAAAGGCCTCAACGAAGGTCCGATCGTTAATTGTGCTGCTCGAAGCGTTCGACGTGATACGCACCACGCGAATCGACCACCCGGTGCGCGCCGGCGGAAGATCAACACGGTGCGAACGGGCGTATCGCTGCGTGGTCTTGCCATCGAATGCGCTGGCCAGCGCAACCTGATAAGCGCCCCCGTCCGTGCTTAATTCGATCCGATACTCGACGCGGTAGCCGGTGATGTCGCCGTTGCTTGTGTTTGCCTGCGACAGGCCATTGATGGCAAGAGTTAGGCGGATCGCGGAGAGCTGGGTGTTGGTAAAGGACCGGACCCAAGGCGTCGCCGCAGTCAGTTCGACGTTCGCCGCGGTAGTGGTCTCAGAGGCAGGGAAACCCGGCAGAGGATCCTGCGTCTGCGTGCCAAGGCGGAAATCGATCTGAACGTTCTGAAAATTGAGCGATCCGTCTTCATTGGCGGCCGGCGTGCCGTCAAGATACACGTCGCGCAAAGCGCCGCTTAGACCGTGCGTAGGGCCGTACACCTCACCCTCAGAAATCAGGTCGATGATGCGAGCGTACGCAATACTGTGCAGGCTATCTGGCGACTCTTTCGGGCTGCGCCCCCCTCCGCCGCTCTTGCCCCCGCCGAACCCCACGACGGGCTTCCTGTCGCGTCTCGCGCCCCCAGAAATGAGAAAGGCGCCCGAAGGCGCCCTGTTGGCTCGAAAGTTGGGCAACGTCATACTTGATCCTCCGCGTAAATCCCTGCCGATATCACGGCGCTGCCCACAATCATTCGCCCGTACAACACCGGCACGGGAATCCCTTGCGCGCTGGTATTGACCGGTCCGTTGAAGTTGTAAGAGGCGCCGTTATCCGGGCTATCTCTTGTGCTCAAGCCCCGCTGCTGCGGCGACAGCAGTTGCGCAACGCCCCCCATTGCCAGTGACACGCCCATGCCCAACATCATTGGCGCGACAATCGCGCCCTGAGTTCCCAATGCAGCAAACCCCGCTGCCGGGGGGAAGTAAAAGGACGCCACAATGAGCGCTGCACCAAGCACGACTTGAAACAGGCCACCATTCTTTGCGCCGGCAGGAACTGGGGCGATCCGGATCGCATCATCCCCACATGGCTGATGCAGATCGTCAGTTCCGATATTCCGTTTCCCGAGGAAGCAGGCATACCGCACGCCCCGCGCCTCGCTGTCTGCAAGCGCCTTCTCGAAGCCCGGGAGCACAACACACAGCGCCCGTACGGCCTCGGCTGTATTGCGAACCGCCAAGCGGTGAACGCGCCCAAACTCGGCGCCCAGCCAGCCATACAATCGAACGCTACGAATCTTTTCGCTCATCCTTAAACTCCATATCGCAACACTAGGCGCGTCGCCTCAAGCCAGTAGCCGCCGTACACCACGCGCTCAGAATCACGCCCATATAAGTGATGCAACAAGGCGTCAGGAACCGGAAACAGGCCGGGCTCTTCCTGAAGGGCGGTCGTGCCGATGAACACGCCGGCATGGTTTGCCCGATCAGAGCGGATCTGCATCAGCACCACATCGCCCGGCTCAATCTGCTCGCCATTGACCAGAGGCCGGAATCCAGCCTCGGCGTAGTGATCTATGTAAAGATCGCCCTCTTTCCCCGGTTCCCACCATCCGTCATCGCGGCGGAAGTCAGGCAGAACCACGCCGCGTTCCCGCGCGTACCAGTCTCGGATCAGGCTGTAGCAATCCAGCACGCCATGCGCGAAGGGCCGGCCCAGCAAAGGCGCCGAATACCCTTCGGGTGCAAATCCGGCAAGCTCGCCGCTCATCACCTCCCCTGCCTCATTGCGAGCCACTGCTACGATGAACCAGGGCAGCCCCGTCGCCTCGCAGGCCACACGGTCGGCCTCGCTGGGCGCTGCTGGGATATCCGGGTGGGAATGGACAAGCGCAGTGATCCGCCCCGCGTCCTCGGCGTCCGCATAGTCTTCAGGCGACATTACGAAATGATCGTTACCCGATGCGAGATTCCGGCACGGCCAATAAGTCTCGCGGCGATCACGCATCACCACGAGTCCGCAGCACTCGCGCGGATACTCTGCCATCGCGTGTACCCGGATGGCGGCCATAGTCTTCTTGCGCATGTTTATCCCCTGATGCGATCCGCCGACGGGAATCCGCCAAAGTTGATCACTTCGTACTCGCCAAACCGCTTTTTGCAGTCGGACAACAGCCCTGAGCAGCGATCAAGCGCCGGATCTGAAACCGCGTTTCCGTCGATGTCGAACATCCGAGATCCGATGTAGCCGCAATAGGTGCCGCGGTAGCCCCCTTTCGTCAGCCAGCCGCATACGCCCGCGATGATCTGCCGGGAGGGCAGCATCTGGCCGTTGAAATCCAGCGCGCTCGACAGTTCGAAATCAACCGACTCGTTGGCCTCTGCCGTTTTCTGCTGAACGATCCACACCTCATCAGGCAATCCGTCATCCGCTGACGCGGTTGCATTCCCGCCAGGAAAATTCCGTGCATCCAGGTATTTCCCGAGCGTTCGCCGAACCACGACCCGCGCGCCCACGAGGTCATCGAGGGCCACACACAGGGCCGAGATAACGCCCGGCCGCGGCGTGCCGGCAGCATCCTGCCCGATGTTCCCCACCGAAAGGGTCGGCGTTGGCTGCTGCCCTTCCCCGACCTGCTCGAATCCCTCGGCCTTGATCGCCCAGGGTTCGTACTGGTTTCCTTGCCACCAGATCGGCCCGATCTGGGTGTAGCCGTGAAAGCGCTGAAGAGATCCGCCGATACCGGTGGCGTCGAGCTCGAAAAGCTCGACCAGCGCGCCGACCTCCAGTTTTTGCACATCAGCATAGATTCCCATAACGCCCCTTATGCCTTGATGCCAGCTGCCAGAATGAACAAGGCATCCAGGTCTGCGCTGGACAGGCCGAGGTTTTCCGCGATGGCTTGCAGCATGACGCTGTCGCGCCGGAACTCCTGCAAGTCGCCCCATGCGCGCTTGTAGGTGGCGGGCGTGTCAGGGTGGAGGATGACGGCTTCCGCGGCATCGAAAAGCGAAACCTCTCCGTGCGGCGTCTGCCACATGGCCTCGCGGCCCTGGAAGCGACTGACGACCTGCGGCACAGGTGGTGATGGTGCCGGAAGGTTGTTCACTCGGCTCATAGTTTCTGGAATGTCGCTATAGCGAGAACCTTCCGGATGGAAGAAGGCAAAACCGCCTTCGGCTTCTTGAACAATAACGCTGTCGTCTAGAGCCCAGTATTTCTGTGTCGACGTGTCGATAAAATATTGCATGTCAATCCTCGAAATGATCCGTATAGCCTTCAACCCACAACGTCAGTGTGCAAGGCTGGTCGGCAGATACGCGAAGATGAGGTCCAGCCCCAGCCACAGCGGGCTGTGCAAAATCAACTCGATTGATGCTGTTCGCGGTAGGGTTAGCCAACGTCATGTAAGTAAGCTCGGAATACCCACCTTCCCTAGTTGGTCGCTGGCCTGAGACCAATGGAGATGCACCCGTCGTCGCCGTCGCCCACATCAAGGCGTGCAGGGTATGAGACACCCCTGGTGGGGTACCTGTGCTGGGTACGTATGTCGAGCCGGGGATAAGGATGTCGGTACTGTAGATGCGCACATTCACATCGAACCAGAACTGATTATCCAGTTGGGTGTAGACCCAGATGGTGTTACCCGGATCGGTCCTCACACTGCCGACGCGGCGATAGTGCGTATAGCCAGCCGGACGATTAGCGCAATCCACTGCGGTGTCAAAAGCAACACACACGAACCCATCACTATCTCGCCGCAAAAGGAAGACGTGATAGTACGTGTTGGCTGCGCGGGCACCGGTCAACAAACCGTTTCCAGTCGCTGCAGCAGAAAACGCACCAGACGTCTGTATGGTGCGCGTACTCGCCGCGCTGAGGACCAGGTCGGCGTCACCAGTGAACGAGGCGCACCGCCCAGGCTGTACGGTGATCGCGGTAGTGCTTGCGCGAGATGTCCGCAATCCTTGACGATACCCCGCAGGCAGAGAAGATGGAACATAGCCTGTGCCATTCCAACGGTGCGTCCCCATCCCATCGACATAAATGTCGCCATAGTCTGCGGTAGGCAGGTAGGAGGTCGACGAAATGGGCCCACCGATGCGCCAGCCGTACCAAGTACCGCCCACGTTTCCGAGACGCTCGTAGACCACCGGGTGGACCGCTGCGGCAAGGAGCAGCACCAGACGCTGGTAGACCTGCGTGCCGGACACCGCGACGACCTCCAGGAAACCCCGCGCAGCCGTGAATCCCAGGGCGGGCCAGTTCGTGCCGCTGTTCACCACAGCGCCATTAGTCCATACATACTGCGTGTTGACTGCCGACAAGGTGTTTGCGTCTGCCGCAGCAGCAACGATTTGCTGGGTCAGACCCATGGCGACGGTCAGAACTTCCTGCCACGGCGACCACACCGTATTAATTGCCATTCGCCAAAATTGCCGGGGGCCGGAGGTAAGGCCCACGTTCACCGACGACGCCAAGGTGTAGGTTTGCTTTGTCTGGCCGGCAGTACCGGTTCCCGTCACTTCCAGTAAACCGCCTATAGCCACAGGGTAGTTAGACCCTGCCGTGGCGCCTGCCGTTGAGGCCTGTCGATACTGGCCCGGCGTCTGGTAGGTGTTCAGGTCATGCGCCGTCGTGGGTAGCGTAGTGGCCAGGGACGTCAAAGCGTAGGCCGTGCCGTTCCATGCGTGCCAGCCCAGACCATCGACATAGGCGTCGCCCGCGTCGGCCGTCGGCAGCCACGTGACGCTGGATACCGCGCTGATGATCTTCCACGCCTGCCAACTAGATCCCGACCCGAAGCGCTGGTAGATGCGCGGCTTGTTACTGCCAACCAAGAAAGTCGCCGTCTGGATGATCATGTCGGAGCTCGTCACGCGGACTTCCAGACTGCCGCCGGAGATGTTGGTGCCCACGGGCGCCCAATTGCTGCCACCCGCCACCACCACGCCGCTGCGCCAGGTGTAGAAGACGTTGTCAGCGACCAGCGTGTTCGCGTCTGCCGCAGCCGTTAGGAACACATGCGTCATGGCGTCGTCGTAGCGCGCCAGTTGTTGCCACGCCCCCCAGGTGCCGCCGCCAGTGCCGAAGCGGACACGCTTATAGGTGCGGCTCACGCCGCCCGTGCCATTGCGCGTGGTGTAAACCTGCGTCACCTGAGAATTCCCGGTGATCGCCATTTCCACGGTCAGCTGCCCGGCCAGTCGCTCCGGCCAGTTCAATTCCGGCGTCGCCGCCGCGTCCGAGTTCACGTAGTAAACGCCCGGCACGATCATCGCGTTAGCATCAGTGCTTCCGGGAATAGCGGTCGAGTAGAGAATCGGCGCCTGTGCGGGCAGAAGACGACTATCGGTGCCCAGCTGCGCGATGCCGCTTGCCGCCCCGAGCAGGTTGGCCCCAAGGCTCTCCGTCCACGCCGTCCACACAGTTGAAATCAGGGCACGGGTGAATACACGATTGCTGTTTGCGGCGTAGTAAGTCTGGAAGACCCCGGTAGTTGCCACTCCCTGGTGAATGCTCGAAAGTACGAGCAAAAATCCTGATTGGCCAATTGGAAAATTGGTCCCCCCGGCTGCCGTTGCCGACGATCCAATAGCCCAAAGTCCCCGGGTCGTATAGGTATTCAAGTCCTGAGCGGCAGCCATGCCGCCAACGTAGGACATAGCAGCAGAGGTATCAACGACCTCCTTCCATGGCGCCCAGGTAGTAGTACCGACCTTGACACGCCAAAAGACCCCACGCGTCGCAATATTGGACGTGCGCGCGCAATACAACTGTAGGACCGTAGCCGACCCCGCAGCCCAGACCAACAAGAACCCGGCGTATGTCGTAGGGTAGTTGGCTCCGGCAACAGCGCCGGCATCCGTCGTTTGGTAAAAGCTCCCCGGCGCCCCATAGTCGTTCAAGTCATGAGCCGCGGTGGGCAATACCGCCGAGTAGACAATCGGAGCCTGAGCGGCCACGAGTCGTCCGTCGGCACCCAGGCTGGCATAGCCGTTGGCCTGGCCCTTCCCGTCAAGAACGCCCTGAATCGCCTCATTGAGCGCGGTGAAGTTCAGGTTGACCTTCTGCATCGCACCGCGCAGGGGATCGCCCTTCTTGTCGTTGGGCGCCAGGCCCACATTGATTGTCTGGAGACTGACCATTTTTTTAAGGCCTAAAGACTTGCTGGAATGTTGCGGAAACGGTGTACGCGCCGCCCCCGAGGGCGACGACCTGATACTCCGACGCGGTGTAGTAGCCTTCCTGCCCGAGCGGCGGGGTCCAGAGGAACGACCGATAGCCGGCGTGGCGATCCAAGAACGCTGCTATAGGCGCTACGGTCGCCTCCTTTCCCACGAATTGCAGGGGCCAGGATTGGACCTTGTTGTTGATGCCATCTGCCGCGGTTTGCGTGTAGCCGTCGCCAAAGCCGGCCGTCAAGACTCGAAACTTGACGGCGCCCTGTGCGTTGACGCGCGGCCGCCAGGTGAAAACTTCCATTAGCCGGTCCTCCCGTGGATGCTGTTCCATGACGCTCCGCCAGCTTTGAACGACCGGCTGATCTTCTGATCAATTCGTGCATCAATGAACTGCCCAATGTCTTGCCCGAATTGCTCCCAGCCGGGCGAAGCGTCAGAGCTAGTCTGCCCGTCGCCTTGGACATAAACATTGACCTCTACGCCCCCTGATGCGGGTGCGCTCCCGTCACCAGAATTTCCTGTCGATAGCGGCGTCACGTAGCCGCCTCGCCCGCCGGTCATTAAGAAGGTCCGCCCCTCGGTGGTGTAGAGTTCCGGACCTTTTTCGTTCACTTCCCACATCTGGCCGGAACCCACAGAACCTCCGCCCGCCCTTCCGCCCATAACCCCAAGGGACTGCATGCTCCACGGGTTGTCCGTGTTGGTTGACGTCCAGTCCCCCGGCGTAAGAAGGCTGGTGGCGAAGCTCGTAACCAATCCGAAGATCGGCGACAAAGCGGCCTGAGCACCCATCTTTGCCATGGAGGCAGCGAAGGCCCGCCCCACCTCGGCGATGCTGACCTTGGTACCGGAAGCCCAAGCGACACTGGCATCGGCCAGGCCATCGTAGAGATTCGTGAATGCACTTTTGGCTTGGCTCGCCGTGTCCCGCGCCTTATCGGCGTAGTCCTGCCAAGCAGCGGTCGCGCCATTCGTCCAATCAGCTTCGGCGGCACGAATGCGCTGTGTCGCGTCCATTTCCAACGCGATACGCTGATCTTGATACTTCTGCAGCGCCGCTAGCTCTTGGTCATATACCGACTGGCTAATGCGGTTCTCACTGCGCGACCGCGACAGGTCGTAGCGACGCCGATCCGCATCTTGATTCACCTGATTGATGCGCCCCTGCTGCTCGCGCTGGGACGATCCCATGCCAACGGCAGACACTTGACCGCGGATGGCTTGTTCGCGCGTCGCCAATGCCTCGGTTAGCGCGCTGCTGTACGCCTGGACCTGCAGCACTTCTTGTCGGTCCAACTGGGCGATCGAGTTGCCGTGGTCCTTCCTGGCTTGCTCGATTGCAGCGTTAACCCGGCGAAGCTCGCCCTCGTAACGCTCCCTCGCCTTCACACGCGCATCGCCGCTGGATAGCTCAACTTCCTTCTTCAGGATCGCCGCCTGATTGCTCAGCGCGTCTTCTCGGGCCGCCAGCTCCTTATCGATCGCATCGCGCGCCGAAATGACGCCCTGCTGCTGCTGTGCCCGGATCTCGGACAAGTGCCCACGCAGGGCCTCTTCCTCGTCCTTGTACTGCTGGCGCAAAGCTTCTACTTCGCCCCCCAGCGCCAGGTTGCCGGCGCGCCCAGCCGCGCTCTGTCCGGCCTTCTCGTACTTCTCCGTCAACTCCCTTTTTCTGGCCGCTGCGACTTCCAGCGCCTGGTTGTACTTCTCGCTGCCCTGTTCCAACCCGGCCACAGCTGCAGAAAACTGTGCATCCACAGCCTTTATGTTCGCGTCGAACCTTTCCTTGTCGGTCTGGCTCTTGCCGCCGCTGATAAAGGCGCTAACGCGTTCGTCGCGCGCTTTGGCGTCACGCTCTTCGGCTCCCCTCTGGCGGGCCTCAAACGCCTCCAGATCGCCCCCAGCGACCGCAGGCGTCATTCGACCGCGGATCTGTTGCAATTCCCGTTGCAGTTGGCGTACACGGTTGCGCGCGCCCCGGTCGCCGCCCTCCGCAGCGGGTTTGAATCGATCGATCTCCGACTGCAAATATGCCGAGCGGTTGGCATCCGATTGCGGCGTGTAGTCAAACGCGTTCGCCGGGTTCAGGAAACGCAATGCCCCACCCGCCCCCGCCGCCGCCTGGCCCCAGAAGCCGGCCCCTTCCTTCTTGGCGCGCTGCATGGCCTCGGTCACGCCATTGACGCCGTCCGTCAGGATATTCAACTGTTCGGCGGCGAACTTTCCGAGGCCGGAATCGACCACCGTGCGGGAGAAGTCCGTCCAGGCACTCGAACTACGGGCTAGAGCGGCCTGTGCTGCGCTGGCCGCCTCTTCCACCGATCCTGCAAACTCTCGGCGCAGCTGATCCGCGAACTTGGGCAGGAAGTCCGTCGAAAGGACTTGCCCCTGTTCCAACATCTTGCTCAGTTCGGAGGTGCTGACACCCATAGCGCGCGCCGCAATCTGAAACGCGCCCGGCAACCGTTCGCCAAGCTGGCCGCGCAACTCTTCAGACTGGACCGTTCCCTTCGAAATCATCTGTTGGACTGCCAGCAGCGCGCCACTGGTCTCGTCCGCACTCAAGTGCAGGACCGTCGATGCCTCTGCGATAGCGGTAAAAATGTCGCGCGTCCGCTCACCCTCAAGGGATGTTCCGCGGGCTGCCGCCGCGAGGCCCACATATCCTTTCGCGGTCTGGTCAAGACTGAGGCCCAGCCTGTTCGTAGTGCTACGCAGATACTCCATATCCTGCGATGCACCCAACACGCTCCCGCCGTTGATGAACTTCAGACCCACCGTCAGCTTGTCGACCTGTGCCTGGACCTCCACCAGGCCGCGCGCGCCCCGCAGCGCTGCAGCCTCAATCCCGGCCAGCACCGGGACGCCGACGCCGATACCAACCAACGCAACACCCAGCGGGCTCATCCCGGCAGCCAACTCGCCGATCCGGTCGACGGCAGAGGCCGCGCCGCCGGAGATCCGGTCGAGCCCCGACCGAAATGCCGTGGCCTGTGAGCTTGCGCGCCGCATCGACTCTTCGGACGCGGCGATCTGGGCAATGAAGGGTGCCGCCTGATTCGTGACACCCAGCTGCGCCGCTTGAAGACGAAGCAGTTCGGACCGTGCCAGGCCGGAGGTACTGGCCTGTTGCGTCAATGTCCGCATAAAGCGGGTGATTGCGCGGCTAGACGCGTCGCTGCCGTTTTCCGTGGCCTCCGCCACCGCCTTCTGCGCGGCCTCAGTACGGCGACCTGCTGCCTCGTTTGACGCGGCCCACGCGTCCGCAGACCTGCCTGCGCGCGCCAGTTCCAGGATGTACCCTGATGCGTCCGCGCCAAGCCGGACGGTCGTTTCGTTCGCCATTACCTACCTCTTCAGTGCTTCCGCGACCTTGCGCTCCAACACCTTGTTGATCGCGTCTGCTGCTCGACCACGGGAGGCGTCGTATGCGGGATGGAAGAAGGGGTCAGCCGCCTGCCGGGACGAACCCCATTCCTTGAATCGCCAATAGAAGGCTTCCCGCGCGATGCCGACCAGGTAGGAAGCCCGCACCCCACGCACGGAGTCGTCTTCGTCGTAGACAACGAAAATCGACTTTTTCAGCGTGCCGGCGGGATATTCCTTCCCTGCGCGCTTGTGCGCCTTTTTCCCGACAGGTGCGCGGGCGACAACAGCCTCATGCACTACCCGCGCGCCTGCCACCGAGGCCTGCCTCAATGCACTTTCTGATGCCACTGCCTCAAGCCGATGAAGAACGTCCTTCATCGCCGTCGGGTTGACCACTGTCATCGCCTTCGCCATGTCCTTCCCCGCTAATTGGCTGCTCGCCGAACAGACTTGCCGCAATCAGTTCAGACATCTTTTCCGGATCCTCTATCTGGATCATTCCCGTCGCGGCGTCCTGCTGTGCCCGGCGGGTCGTGTCGTTCCAAGGGAGAAAGAACAGGTCGTCAAACGGCTGCGGATGCTGCTTTGTGTCGCGGTTGATGTTCGCCAACATCGAGACCATCGCGCCGGCCCGCCGGTCCTCGATGTGAGAGCCGAACGGTTCGATATTGGCGAATGCCATGTACTCAGCGAACTCGGCGCTTGTCAGGCGCCGGAGGAGCTCCCCGACGGGGATGCCGATTTGGAGCGAGAGCCGGACCGCGAACCGCCGCTCTGGGCGGCTCCGGAGTTTTTTTCGGCGTCCTCCAAGGCTTGCGGACCGATCCCATTGAGCCGCGCAGCTGCGCCGGCAAGGCTGTTCAGAATGCCGGCCGGCATCCGCTGCAAATTTGCGATATCTTCCTCAGTGAAGACCAGCGCGCCCGCTTCGTCCACAGCAGTTGCGACAACGAGCCGCGCCTGAAACTCCGAAAGCGGCGCCCCCGGCTTTGTCGCCGACATGAACACGTCGCGACCTGCCGCGGTGATCTCACCGATGCGCAACACGCGCTTTCCGACAGGCACATCCTCGTGGCGAGGCGCGTTTTGCGTGAAAAGTTCGTCCTTCGTCAGTAGCTTCATGGTCAACCGCCACTCACTACCGGGCCAGTGATGCGCAACGGAACGCTGGACGTGGCGACCGCGTCCACACCACCCGAGAGCGGATTAGCGCGCACATAGGCGTCAAAGGTGCGGGTTTTGCCGTTGGGCAGAGTCAGGCGGAAACTGCGGCGCGAATTCGAAACGAAGGACGCCGACAGAGCAAGCTGCCCCGGATCTTCGGCGGCGGTCGTGTCGTCAAACTTCTTGTTCAACTCGATGGTGAAGCTTCCGTACCGCGCGATGCCGAGAATGATCTCTTCGGCCGTGCTGTCCAGGTCGGTCGTGTCGATTTCGTTGGCCTGCCCGTCAAAGCCGCTGAAGGACTTCAAGCCACCAATCTTCGTCCACTGAACCGGCGTAAGCGTGCCGCCAGTGGTGTAGGCGGTCATTGCCGCGGCGTTTACGTTCGCCAACGCCACCGTATTGGCGGTGACATACTCGACCACCGCCTGGATGCCGTTCAGTTGGGTCGTGCCGCCGACGCTGGCGACCGTAACTACGTCGCCCGCCTTTAACCCATGGGCCGTAGCAGTGATCACCACCGGATTGCTCAGTTGGATGCCGGTAATCGCCTTGGCCGCGCCGGTTGTGCCCGAGATCTCCAACTTGGAATTCTGGGCGGAGATAGCAGTTTGTGCCATTCGAATACTCCGTAATGAAAAAGCCGCCCGGAGGCGGCTCAGAAGATGAACTAGAGGGGTCAGTAATACAGGCTGAAATCCTGGCTTATGCGGGTCAGATTTGTTTCTTCCTCCCGGCTAGATGACCACTCACCGAGGGGCATGGCCTTCAACTGCGAATACATGGCTGCGCCGACTTCCTGAACAAGCGCTTCAGCCTCATCCAGGTCTACCGCGTATATGTCGATACGCAGGCGGCAGTTCCGGATACGGTCAGGCCCGTCCATGTCGCCAATCGGCACGCCACCGGCCGCCGTATAGACGATCCACGCCGGCTCAGTGCCCAATGGGGCTACGCCCGGATACACCTTGTCAGCCACCAGCGAATTCAACGCCTGCGGGACGATTGCGCTGATCAGGGCCATCTATGCCTTCCTTTTTCCGGCGGTGGCGACCAAGTCGAGATACTCGTGCCCAGCGAGATCCGGCAAAACCGCCTCGATCTCGTAGGCGATTCCCGCATAGATCAGCCGCATTTCCGTCGTGAGTCCCGTGCGCCAACGGATGCGGAAGCTGGCTTGCGAAGGGGATATTTCCGCCCCCGAAGCGATGTGTTCCTTTCCATTGGCAACACGGATGTGTGCCCAGACTCTTGCGACGCGCTCCCAGCCGACGACCTTGAGCTGGCCGGATGGGCTTCGGACAATTTCCGGACGCTCGATATGGATCCGGCGATTCAGCTTTCCGGCCTTCATCACATCACCCTCATGTTTCGATGCGGCCAAAGTAGAAACCGAACTCCCGAGCTCAGGGGACTCGCCCCTGCCTCGCGGTTTTCGTAGAGTTCCCCGAGGATCAGCTTGGCCGCGGCCACCACACTTCCGGGGACCGGAACCGTCTCCCCTGCTGCGTTGACCCAGGGGACGGGGCGCCGTAAGTAGTCCGACACGACCGACTTCGCCGCATCGACAGCCATCTGAATATCTGCGTCGTCGTCCGCGTCGGAGTCTGCTCGAAGGTGGTCGCGCGCTTGCTCCAGCGTCAGCCAGTCATCATCCATTTTGCGACTCCGCTGCACGATTGCGGCGGCGGCCAGGCTTAGCCGCCGTGGCAGGGACGGTCTCTGTGACCTGGGTAGTCGGCAAAGCAACGCCGGAGCCTTCGCCGCTGGGCTGCTCGGCAACCGACGCCTGGCCCTGCACTTCCGGCACTACCAGCGGCACGCCCCCGACTGGCGCGGGCGCCGGAGGCGCTGCCCCTTCCCCCACCGCGCCGAGCTGCGCGGCGATCTGGAATGCACGATCCGGCAGCGATTCGTGTTCGCCAGCTTCCACAGTGGCTACGTCGTAGCCGTTGGGCGACCACTGGAAAGCCTTGATGATCTTGATCGGCATAGAAGCCTCCAAAACTGCGAGCCGGCGCGAATCACGCCGGCCCGAAGAGGGTTACGCCGCAGTCAAACGCAGCAGCTTGACCGCTTGCGAATCCTCAACCATGCCGCCGACGCGCTTGGTGGTGTAGAAGTGCACGTACGGCTTGTTGGTGTACGGGTCGCGCAGGATGCGCGTGCCAATGCGGTCGGCCACGGTGTAAAAGCGCTGCCAGTCGCCGAATGCGAGGGACAGCGCATCAGCCACCGGGTCCGGCATATCGTCGTTCTCAACTACGGGGTAGCCCAGCAACAGCGAAGGTTGCCCCGCCTGCAGGCCGGGTTGCCACAGATAGTTGCCCTCGGAGTCCTTGAGCTTGCGGGCCATTTTCAGGCCCATGGTCGTCATCGACCACTTTCCGTTTTGGCGGTATCCCTTCTTGACCTCATACACGAGATCGATCAGGTTGTCGCCGTTAAACGTGCCGGCCGTACCCGTGTCCACGACCTGGATGGTGCCGAACGGGCGCACGCCGTCCTTGGTCAACGCCACCGGGTAAGCCAAGAAACCCTTGGGCTTCTTCACGCCGTCCCCGGACGTGTATGCGGCGTTTTCTTTCTCGGAAAAGGTGATATTCACCTCTTCGTTGAGCCATTGCTCGACGTTGAAAAAGAGGTCGTCCAGGGAGGTCTGCGTTGCGCCGGGGTTGGCGTAGATTTCGCCCATGTAGGCCGAGACCTGGCCCAGCTTCGGGCTGCCAGTTTCAGGGCGGGCATCGTCTTCGCCCACCCAGCCACCCGCTGCGCCGCCGAGGTTGGCGAGCTTCTTGTAATCCGGCGTGCCAATCGTGATCACGCGGGCCAGTTCGCGCATGGCCGTCGTACGGCGCAGCAATTGGATGATCTGACGGTCCAATTGCTCCGGAACAGCGTAGCCGCCGTCGGCTTCGGTCCCAGTGTTGACCGATTTCTGCTCGATTTCGGTCGAATCGCCCTTGCGCATGAACTTCTCGAAGCCGGCCTTGTACGCCGCGGCTTCGGGGTCTTCGGCTCCGGGGACGCCGATGCGGTTGGCCCGCTTTTCGAGCTCGTCCACTGCCGCTTTCAAGTCGTTCAGACGCGTGATGTCGGAGTCGATCTTCGCCAGTTTGGATTCCAGCGAATCAACGGATTCGCCCTTGGCAAGCTTTGCCAGGCGCTGGTCGTTCGCGGTCTTGAATTCTTCGAACGAACGGCCCAGGTCTTCGATAATCTGCTTCAGTTCCATATATTCATCCTGAAATGAAAAAGGCCCGCAGTCCGCGGGCCTCGATTGGTTATGTAGAAAGTGGCTTAATGACGCATGAGAGCTTGCAGTCGCTTGATTGCCGCGACGCTCTCAACATCCCGTTGAGAGATATCGGCCAGCCGGGACACGAAGGTTTTGGCCTCCGATTGCGACATGCCCGCCACATCCCGTAGGTAGGCTTCGCAGTCCCGAATGCTGGCGGCCTCTTGCAACCGCTTCACGCCCGTTACCTGGGCGGCAGGATTGGCGGGGAAAGTCACGATGGAGTTTTCCCATAGATCAACGCGCTTGAGCGATCGAATCCCGCTCACTCGGTCGTAGCTGTCTTCCCGCGTGACAAATCCGATGGAGATCCCGCGGACGGCCTTCGCCTTCATCAGCGCATGTGCCTCCTGTGCGCGGGACACCCCCATCACGAGCTTTCCCGCGATGTACAGCCCAACGGAGTCTTCGCGCATTTCGGTGTGCACGCCAATGGGCTCGCCGCTCCGGTGCTGCCACAGAATGGGCGGCATGGCGCCCTTCCCATTCCAGTCCGCGATGGAGTCAGTGAAGGCGCCAGGCAGGACGATTTCGTCATAGGAGTCCTTCACCCCGAAAACTGATGCGTAGCCGAAAAATTCACCGGAGTCCGCTACCTCTTTGATATCGAAGGGGACGGAGATGCGTTTGAGTTCCATGTCATTCCTTTGCCGGCGCCGCCGGCATCTTCCCGTCGATAAGCATGTTGGCGGGTGTCAGATAGATGTCTCCGCCGTCTCGCGGGTTCTCATCTTCGAGCTCGCGCACGTCGTTTGGCGAATACACACCGTTCTGGATCTGTCGCGTGTAGTAGTTGGCTCTCGCGGCCATGTCGCCCCGCAAAAGGGCATTCATGTTGAACTTGGCGAACACTCGATCGCGCCGATCCTTACGCACCAGCGATACCCGAATACGGGCCTCGATCTTGGTGGCATAGGGCATCAGGCAGTCGGTGACGTGCTCCTGGCTTTGATGCTCGATGTTCGAGAACGTCGCATGTTCCAGATCGCCGATCTTGTGCGGCGCGATTCGATAGAGCCCTGCCATCTCGGCGCGCTTGTACTTGCGCTGCTCCAAGAACTGGGCCTGCTCGTTGGTCATGCTGATTTCTTTGAACTTCAGCCCACCCTCAAGAATCGCAACCTTGTAAGCGTTCTCCGCCCCGCCGTAGGTCTTTTCCCAGTCTTCCCGAATTCGCGCGTAAGCGTCATCGTTCAGCGTCCCTTCTGCGGATAGCACTCCCGAGAGCTTCGCGCCGTTCTTGAACATGCCCTGCGCCTGCCGGTCCGCGGCAATCGCCTCGCCCAAGACTTCACGGGCAAAATAGGTGATCGGATCCAACCCGTTCAAACCGTCCATGCTCAGAATGCGAACATGGAAAATCGCGTCCTGGGACAGGATGTCCACCTTCCCGTTGGGGAATGTCACCTGGTAGACCACCGACCAATCGCTACGCAGTTTTGGCACGACGGAATCAGGGTGCAGCGGTAGCAGCTCGCGGACATCGCCGCGGACTACGTTCTTCCACGCGAAAAAATTGCCCCGAAGGGCAAGATGGAGACCACAAGTTTCCCAGAACTCCCGCGCCGTCATAAAGTCATTTGGCGCGACGTTCAGAATTGTGAACAGCGGGTCATCGACCAAGCGGGTTCGCATACGCCCATCTTGCTCGTACAGATGCAATGGCAGCTTTCCGATGTCCTCTGCGATTACTCGGGCGCACGCCATCATGGCTGAGTACTGCATTGCGGCCCGCATCGAAACTGCGACGCCTGCCCCGGTTTGCAGTCCGCCCAAGTAGGCGGCGAGCTTGTCCGGGGTGTCGATCACACCGGGAGGCGGCGCCGCCTTTCTCGATGTCGGAAGGAATTTCGAATACCAGGCCATTAGAGCGTTCTCAATCCACGTTTACCGTAAGGGTTGCTGGGAGCCACCGGAGGTAGCATCGCGCGGCCTACGGCCATGATGAGCGCCACCGCGCCATCAATCTTGTTGTCGTTGCCCTGCTTGATCGGCCGCACCACGTCGTCATTGCCCGGCAAGTTCTTGCCGATCACGTTGCTCATACACCAGGTCATGATCGGGTTACCGTCGTGGTGAAACCGGCCAGACTGGATTGCGGCCTCCAATTCCTTCATGGGGTCGCTCATGTTGGTGTAGTTCTGCACGATGGTGACGGGCGTTAGGCCATCATCATCGAGATGATGTGAAAGGTTCGTCGCCCCGCTCGGGTCTATCGGAGACTGCTCAACGGCATTTAGTCGGTTGGCATCAAGCGCTTCCGCATGAATCTCGCGATAGTCGATTTCCGCGCCATCCGTGGTGTACAGATGCCCGGTGTTGACCCACTTCTGGAATCGTTCCGCCATGCGGCGGTTCTCGGTGTCGTTCACCGTGTCCTCGGGAACCCAGAAGCGCGGGCATACGGAGTAGTAGTGGCGCTTCCCATCAATATCGCGATAGAACACGCGAGCCATGCTATTCATGTCGAGCTTGCGAGCCAGGTCAAAGCCCAAAATGCAGTTTTGCCCCTCGAACTGCTCAAGGGTCAGCGATTCATCCTTGCAGGCTTCCCACTGCTGTAAGTTGAAATAGCCGGCCTTGGCTGTCACCCATAGGTTCAGGTGCTTCGTCTTGAACGTATTGGTGAACCGGGCCTGCTTGATCGCGCGCTGCTGCTGGCTGATGAGGTAGTCCGCATAAACGGAGACACCCATATTCGGATTGGCCTTCGCCAAAACCTTCGGGTCTGTCCAGTCGTCGCCCTCGTCCAGCGTCCAGATCCAACCGAAAAGCTCGTCGTTGGGAACGAGCCCTTCCAGCATTTCGATCACCTCGCGGCGCTTGTCGTAGCAAGGCCCTTCGATGTTCGCGCCCGCGGTAGTGATGATGAACATCAGCGGATGGCGGCGCGCGCCCATGCCGGTCAGCATGGTTTCGTAGAGGGCGGCAGAGTCATGCTCGTGATATTCGTCAACGATCGAACACGACGGTGATGCACCGTCCCCGGGGTTGCCGATCACGGTCTCGAACCGGCTTCCGTCTTCGGGCCTCGACAGCGTTTCCGCGTTCACGTCAATGCCAAGTAGCTCGACCAGCATCGGCGAGCGTTGAACCATCAGCCGCGCCGGCCGGAACACTTCCCACGCCTGCTTTTCGGTCGTCGCGCCGGAGTAAACCTCTGCGCCAAACTCGTCGTCAGCCACAAACATGGAAATGCCGACGCCGGCAGCGATCACGCTCTTGCCGTTCTTGCGCGGTACCTCCCAATAGGACTCACGGAAGCGGCGCAAACCTCCTTTTTTCTTCACCCAGCCGAATGTCACGGCCAGGCCGAACTTTTGCCACGGCTCCAGCGTCACCAGTTGGCGCTTAAATGCCCATTCCCCCTTGGTGTGGGGCATCAATTCAATGAGCGTGAGCTTCTTTTCCGCCTCTGCGGCGTTGAATCGGTATGGATACTTCGCCGACTTGCTGGTGGCGAGGTCGTCCAGGTGGCGCTGGCAGGCCAACACGACGTAGCGGCAAGCGGGCACCTTGCCCTTCACCACGTCCTTTGCAAATTTCAGCGCCTGCGCCACCCGAGGGTACTGGGGCGCCGCCATGCATCAACCTCCGCCAAGCAGCGCGGCAAAGGGATTGCCCGCACCGCGCTTCTTCGGTCCCTGCATACGTTGCCGGCTGGACGGGTCCAGACCCAGGAATGACCCGAATGTGGCCATTTGCTTCATTGCCTCATTGGCCACTGTCGCAGCCGGGTTCTTGAGGGGACCGCCCTGCGCCCCCTCGACCACGATTCCGTGCTTCTGGATTTCCTCTTCGGCGGTCCGGAACCGGCCGTAGGCTGCGCAGTAGGCTTCCAGGTTCTGTATGTCAGTCGCCTGGAGAATCTTTTCCCGGCATAACAACGGCGCCAGGTGTTCCCACAGGTCGCGGCCATGGCCCTGCAACCACTCCGGCGCGAAAACATTGGTGATTTCGCCGTAAGACGGGGTGTCCTTGTTGATTGCGCGCTTTCCGGGGTTGCCGGCGGCCAGCTTCTTTTCCGCTGGTTTCGGCTTGCGCCCGGAGCGCCCTGCTACTCCTGCCATAGCCTGCTCCATTGGTCAAAAAATGCGCAAAACGCGCTGCCCGTCGAATTTCATTTTTCGCGGGCGTAAAAAAAAGACGGAATGGGCGGTCCTGGGCGCGTTCGCCCCAGAGATTGGCCCTCCCCTCCCCCCCTGGCGACCCTGGCCGGAAGGGTTCTGAGGCGCGCGCAGCGGCCCGCTACGGGGCGACCAGGGGCAGGGCAAGGAGCTTCTAACGCCTCGCCCTCGCGCGCGCTCTGGCGCTCTCCTTCGCCGTCTTGCGCTTGTGGCAATCCGCATTGATCGCGGACAGGTTTGCCGGGTCATCGGTGCCGCACTCTGCCTTCGGGATGCGGTGGTCAACCTCGGTGGCCGGCAGCACGCGGCCCGTGCGCTTGCATTCGTCGCATTGGCACAGGTAGCGGTCTCGCCTCAGGATCAGACCCCGCAGCCGCTCCCAGTCCGCGCCGTATCCGCGTTCGTGCCTGTTGCCGCGCTGCTTATCCGGCTTCCACCCAACAGCATCGCCTGCGTGTTTATCGCAATAGCCAGGCTCGCGAACCAGGGCGGCGCAGCCACGATGGCGACAGGGGAACAATGATCGGCGCGCCATAGCTTTCCTTGCGTGGTTGATCTTGCCGGGTGCCACCAACTGCACACCGCCCGGCGCGATGATCCCAACCCCGCACGCCATGCACAGCGCGCGGCCCTCGGTGGCGAAGGGACAGGAGAAAACACAACAAATAAATTGCTTTATACATCTTTTATGATGTATAATTCCTTATCGATTCAACGAAGGGGAGGTAATGAAATACAGCGAGTTCAGGCGGTGGCTGCTGAAACAGGGCGTGAAGTTGGAAGCCAACAAATCAGGCAGCAGTCACTTCAAAGCAACCCTTGGCGATCGGATATCAAGCTTTCCAGACCACGGCACCAAAGAGATAGGTAAAGGGCTGGTAGAGAAGATCAAAAAGGATCTTGGACTGAAGTAAAGGAGGTGGCCCGCAAGGGCTGCCTCCTACCCGTTGTATGAATGCCTCCCCAATCACAGAGGACACACCATGTTGACCTACTGCTACACCCTGACGCCTGACACGAACGGCACGAACCTTATTCAGTATCCGGATCTGCCCGAAGGCGCATCCGTTAGCGAAGGCGAACACGACTTGCAGGCCAACGCCGCGGAGGGACTTGAAGCCGTCCTGCAGATGTACATCGACGCGCGCCGCCCTATTCCCCTGCCTACAGCGGTAGGGGACGGCAGCGTGACGCTGAGCGCACTTGCAACGGCGAAGGTCTTTCTGTCTAACGAGATGGTTCAGCAAGGCGTCCGCAAGACTGAACTCGCGCGCCGCCTGCGCGTCTACAACCCACAAGTGGACCGTCTACTGGACCTATCTCACAGTTCGAAGCTGGGAACCATTGAGGCCGCGTTCCATGACCTGGGCCGCCGCCTCGACGTTTCAGTGTCATAGGCAGGAATACGGCATGACGAAAATGAATTACGCCGAGTTGGAAGCCGCCTACAGGGAAGTCGCCAAGGCTACGCTATGGACGGGCCAAGAAACCTCAGCAGACGTGTTGGAAACCTACACGCACAAACTGATGCAGCGGTGTGAACATTACATCGACTACATCGCGGGCATGGATCGAGATCCGAATATCCTCACACGTGCGGTCCGCTACATTGCGCACACACATGCAATCCCGCCCATGGGTTCAAATGTCGAATGGATCGCGCAAATCGTGGAATGCCTAATCGAACTTGCGGTACCCAATTCGGGGCAGACTTTGGAAAGCAGCGCCTTCCTGCACGACGTAAAGGAAGGAATCTCCGAATGGACTTCCGCTAACAACTCCTAGTCGACGCACGATTGCGGCGGCAGGAATCGAACGCGGCATGACCGCCTAGTGGGATGGCAAAAAGCCCCGATCGGTCTATCCGTATCGGGGCTTTCATCTAGATAAAGGTACCCGGCGGTACCAGGCGGGGATTCGCTACCGCAGCTTCCCCACGCCAATCGAATACACCATCGCTAGGCCGGCGAAATAGAGCGAGTCGGTTTTCTCCTGCCCCAGCTGCTTGCTATACCGCAAGTATGAAACTTGATCACCAGAACCCATCCATGGGTCGTCATACCCCTTTGGCACGTTGATGGCCCAAACCTTCGCCCATTCAAGTTCGTCCTTTGGATTTCGTACCAATTTCTCGGTCGCCAAGACGCCTAAAAGCTCCCACCCCCCACCATTTAATTGGCGAGTGGCCCAGCCCAAGGTCAATCTCCCCGAACCCAACGGGCAATTCAATGTGGCGTACACGTCCGAATTATCAACGCCCTGCTCTGCAAACCCGCTGCTGTCGCGCGACGTGATAACCAAACCGACCCGCTCTTCTACCTCGGCTAGAGAGAACACGGAGGCAAGATCGTTGACAATCCTCAAGACTCGCGACCGAACTTGGTTCGCATCGCGGTCAACATATGCAAGTGCAGTCAGTTGCTCAACCGGAAACGCGTGGTGCATGTCAGTTCCTCTGATAAGGGAACCCAATCTTGTATCAAGATGCGTATTCGCGCAACAAAAAGCCCGCTGCTTTCGCTGGCGGGCTTTTGGAGGCGGACTTCTGAGGAAATCCGATACCTCGGATTGTGACGGTGGATTCCTCCAGTGTCAAGAGTTAGGGGATAAAGCCCCCATCGCGCAACAACTGCTCGGCTGATGCGTGCGCGGCCTGCTCGATGCCGTATACGGGGTTCTCGCCAGCCCTCTTCTTCCGTGTCCCACGAATCCAATCCGCCGCCTTAACGCTTGCGCGCTCTGCGCTCGACCGGCTGCATTCGTGACGGCGGGCCAGGTCCTCCAGCCGCGGCGACCACGTCTCATCAAAATGGCGGCGCACCAGGTCCACCCGCATTTCGGCGCTCACGCTGCTCATCGACAGGTACTCCGCCAGAGCGTTCGCCACCGCACGCAGCGCCCCCAGCCATTCCAAGTGATCGCCAACGCTTCCGCAGCACTTGCACTGCGTCTTGCGTTGACCATACTTGGCATACAGCACCGCAAAGTGCAGGCGGTCCAGCCCGTGTTCCAAGAACTTTCGGGCGTCGCCGGTTTCGGCCGCTCCATCCATGCCCGAAAACGCCCCCGGTTCGCCCAGTCGGTCATCGGCCGCGCGCGCCATGGCCGGCCGGTTGGCGGTGTGACGCTCCTCACTGAAAGCGTAGGCTAGCGCAACGGCCACGCGCGGGAACGGCGTATTGCGTTCGTTCATGCGTCCTCCGGCATCGAGTACACGGGATACTCTGGCTCCGCTTCACCGCTTCCACCAGCGATGCGCACCCACGTGTTCAGTTGCGCCCGCGCGTCCGCGTCGTGGCGGGGGTGTCCTGCCCACATGAGCAGCCACTGCCCGCGCTCCGGCGCAGTGAGCGTCATCAGATGTTTAGCCAGGAGCCGATCCAGCGTCGAACGGTCGGCAAGGGCCACGCCCCCCCGGCAGCGCCAGCAGCGGCACGGCGCGTAGGTCATGCCATGTTCGACGGGGGGCGCGTTGCGCGGCACGGCTTGCGCGGGCGCAGCTGCGCCAGTTTCCTGATACGGGATTTCCAGCCAAGTTTCGGGATTGCTTTGATCGAGCATGATCAGTTCCTTAAACGATTCCAGGGTTGTAGGGAGGGACGCGCAGCAGGCGCGCCACAAGCTCAACCGCAGAGCCGTCTAAGACAGAGCCCTCGGTAAAGCGCAACACCTTCCAGCCCGCAAGGACGGCGGCGTTGTACTTCTCACAATCGGCGACGAAGCCGGACCCACGGGTGTGACGCCCGTTTGTCCATACGCCGCCTTCAATCTCGACCGCAACCTTTCGGTCGGGCCAAGCAAAATCTATGCGCCACATGCGCGGGGGCGCGAAGCGGTATTCGCGCTGCGGCTCCAGCACCTTCAGGGCGCGCAAGTCGCGAGCAAAGCGCTCCTCCAGCGCACTGGGGGCCTTGGGGGCGCGCTTCGCCGTCTTAGGCTTGGTCTCCGTGGCCGACGGCCACCGCTTAACGCGAAGGACCATCAAGCTGCTCCCCGGTTTTGCAAGGAGTAGACGGGTGGCCTCTGGAAGTGCGCGTAGTCGCGGTACTGCCCGGTAACTCGGTCATAGTGCAGTTCGACCATGCCCACACGGCCGACGAACTTCTTGCGGATCTTCTGGATGTGGATTTCCACCGGCTTATGCTCGTCCTTGACGTGCCGGTACACGGTGATGCAGTTGTCCAACTCCGCCACGTCCATACGGTCATTCGGCCCCGCCGCGAACGGCTTGCCGATGAACTTCTCCATCAGCTTCTCGCTGTGATAGTCCGCAGGGAAGTTCTCGGGCGAGAACACTCCGAAATTCCAGCCGTGATGCTGCGCAAGATGAACCGCTAGCGCGTCCAAGGAAATCGAACTTGCTGTCGTAGTTCTTCGTGTCCGGCGTCGGCGCACCGTCGGGCACCGAGACGCAGTTCTTGAAACCGCCCTCTTCCACCGACAGCTTGTCCATTTCCCCTTCGACCCAGATCAACACCCCGTCCACGTCGTTCAGACCGTACAGCACGCGCCGCGCCCCCGAAGCCAGACGGAACAGCTTGTCGCCGGTGCGGTACTTGACGTTGATCACCTCGTCGCCGTCCAAGTACGGGAACATCACGCAGGTGCGTTCCTCCTCGACCTGAGGGAAGTACTGTGAGCCGTAGCCGATGCAGTTGCGGAGCAGCGTTGCCTGGCTGATGCCGCGGCCGGCGAAGTAATCCACGACAGCCTGCGGCAAGTCAGTCCGGTTCACCACGTACTCGGGCTTGCGGTAGATCTTTGGCGCTTCGGGCCGGCGTTCCTCCCCGTGGCCCAATGATCCGCCCCAGCCGCAGTGGTGGCAGTTCCAAAGGCCCTTTTCGGTGTTCACCGACAGGCACGGATAGTTTTTCTTCTTCCGGCTGGGAGAGCATTTCGGGCAGGTAGTCTTGACCTCGACACCCGAACGGCCGCGCAGATCAATGCCGAAGTCTTCGAGGGTTTTCACAGGACGGGCTCCGCATTGCCGCTGGCATCGTAGAAGCGATTGCCCACGCGGTAGCGACCTCCGCCAACCTGCGTGACGCTTGCCCCAGGGAACCGCTCCTGGAGGGTCGCCATAACCGACGCTCTGTCACCCGCCCCCGGCGAGTCCTGGCCCGAGTCGTTCGCGATGAATCGGTCGATCTGGTCGGCAGATCGCAGGATCAGATCGATTCCGTTGTACTTCTCCCGCCTGTCGTTCTGGCCCATGTTGTGCGGCGTCTTGCTGCAGCCGCGGATCGCGCGGCGCAGATCCTCGAGGCTGTGGCCGTTTTTCAACGCGGTCTTGATCGCCTTGCGCCGCTTGTCGTCCAGCACGGAGCGCGGCGATTGCATGACTTCCTGCCAGTAGGCGAAGACCTGCTGCACCGGGTCTAGCTTCGGTGCAGCCGTTGATCCCACGGTATCGGCTAGCGCCCCCGGGTCGGCGTCAGCCGACAAAGGGGTTTGATCTTTTGGAGACGGAGACGGAGACGGAGACGGAGACGGGGCAGTGCCAGATTCTGCTAGTGGCATGCTGCTGGCACTTTCTAGCGCTTCTACTGGTGTGCTACTAGCACTTTCTAGGACTGCGGAATCCGTGCTAGCGGTGTGCGCCGGACAGTCCGGAGCATGCTCGCCGCCTGCCACCCCGATGCGCTCGGCATACTCGGGCATGCGCCTGGCAGCTTCCATGCGCCCGTACTTCTTGCACGTGGCGGCCCAGCGCGCCTTCTCGCTACGCGCCCCAGATCCTGCGACCCACGGGTTGTGCTCTTCCCAGTCATGGATGGTCCGGCAGAACTCCTCTCCATCGAGAAAGCCAACGTCGCACAGCGTAGCGACGAATTCGCCTTCACCGCCTGCCCAGTCGACGGCCAGCTCGATGTCTTCGTCCGACAGCCCGCTGAGATTGCCGTCCGGTTTGTGGGAAGCGCACCAGAGGAACAGGCAGACCAAGCGCCATGCGCCGTCACCGCCGAGCCGGCGGACCAGCTTCTTGGTCTTGGGGTGCGTGGCCAAGCCCACCGATAGACGTGCGTCTGTTGTTGCCATAGGGACTGTCCTTAGCTCCCTTGGGGCAGATCGAAGTACGACAGCGGCACGACGAAGAGCGTGGCAGGGTCATACAGTTCGTAGGCCCAGCCGCGCGCCTTGAGCCATGCCACAAATGCGCGGTGGACATGGCCGTCGTAGTTGTCAGGGTCAGCGCACTCCAGCGTCCACAGGATCGGTTGCCCGTCCGGCATCGCGGTTTCATCCGCCCCCATCCAGATTCCCTCGGCATCCTTCCACTGCCCGCTGAAATCACGCAACGGGCGCATCCAGAGGCCCGGAAACGTCGCGGCCAGATCGGCTCGCATCGCGTCATAGGTCAAGGCTTGCATTGCATCTACCTCCATCGCTCCACTTGAAGGCACAGCGCCGGGCCGGGTGGAGGAATCCGGCTTTCGGGAGCTACCCGGGCGCGTGCACACCGTTGTCCGCCTACGGTCTGAATCGGTGGCGGCGTTGAAAGGCGGCTCGTGCGCGCTCTTCGCGCTCCAAGCCATGATCGAAATGTGCGATCCACTGTCGTATCCCGCGGCGGCGCCACACCAGCCATACGCCGATGCAGCAGCCTGCAATCAGCATGAGCAGCCACGTGAAGGCGGCGATCAATATCAAGATCGAGACGGCAGTATTCATATCGTCGGTGGCCAGTTGCCCAGGACCAGCACCGCCAGCACCAGCGCGAGAATGAGGAAGTCGAAGGCGGCCATGGCTATACGTCCACGGGACCAATGGGGATCGCGGCAGGTGCAGGCGGCGTGGTTGTGTCACCGGGGATGTGCAACGCATCCGCGGCCACGTACCCTGCGAAGGACACCGGCAGCCTATCCGGGAGACGACGGGCGACAGCGCGAAGCGGAGACGTGCGCTGCGGCTCGTTGGCCCGGCTGGGCTTCGCGACGGTCACGGGGCGGGCGTTAGGCATGCGAAGCCCCTGCGGAGGAACGCCCGCCATCCGAACAAAGTTCGGTGTGCAGTCGGAACAGCCTCGCGGCGACGGCATACCGTGGGCGCCAGCCCTGCTTACCATCGCGAGTCACCTCAGATACGAGCGCCCGGGAGATGCCGAGATGTCGGGCTACTGCGGACTTTCGCATCCCGGTAGCCAGGACGGCCAGTAGTACAGGCCTCAGATCGCTTTCATCAGTGTTAAGTTTCATGGGCACAATGTTAAGTGCACTGAAATCAAAACGCAAGTACACTCAAATTTTGTTCGCTGGACTTAACGCAATGACGCCGACTCTTTTGCAAGACCGCCTACGTCAATTCATGAAGGAGCGCGGAATAACTGCTTCAACGCTGGCGCGCCAGATGGGAGTCAGTCGCGCCTCGGTTTCAATGTGGCTGTCTGGCACAACGAAATCGCTTGGCGCAGATACGACCGCGCAACTTGCCAAGTTATACGGCATAGACGATGCCCTCTGGCTCGCTACTGGCCAGCGCATAGACGAAGATAATTTGCCAGTGCTCGATCCCCTCCCTGCAAATGGCGAGGCCATTCGAATCCCCCAATACAACGCAGCAGGGGCGATGGGGAATGGTCTTGAGCTACGAGATCAGCCCGGTGTGATCCATAGCTGGAACGTCAGCAGGGAGTGGCTGAGCAAAAATGTGCGCCACTTCAGCAGCACAGACAACCTATGCATCGTTACGGGTTTCGGTGATTCGATGCGCCCGATGTTCAATCCTGGCGATCCATTGCTGGTTGACGCTGGAGTCAAAACCGTAGACTTTGATGCGGTGTACTTCTTTCGCGCCGAAGGAGAGGGCTTTATAAAGCGATTACAACGCGTACCAGGTCGAGGCCTGCTGGCTATCTCAGAAAACAGCGCCTACCGAGAATGGACAATAGATGGATCCATGGATTTTGAGGTCTTTGGACGCGTACTTAAAGTTTGGCGCAGCGAAGACTTTTGACCACCCCCTTCTTTTGTAATCCCGCCCGGCGCGGGATTTTTTTTGCCCATCACGTTCAAAGCGCTTGACGATAAGTTCAGTTTGCTTTACATTTCAAGCGTGCATTGAGTTAAGCACAAAGAACAAAGGCCCCAACCGATTGCCGTCGGTGGGGCCCTTAGAAACACAGCGATTCGCAGTCGCTGCAATCAACCTGGACAGCCGAAGGAGGCCAACATGTCCATGGAAAATATCCGCCCGCAAGGCGCGGATGGGAAGAGCTTTCAGCCTTTAAGCGTCCTCTTCATCTCATCGCGCAACACCTTGGCCAAGTTCGCCTCCGAGGCCGTATACCTACGCTCCAACTCTTCGTCAGACAGCACGTCGTCCTTGTCCAGCTCCAAACGGTCTTCTTTAGCTGAGTCTATGGCGAGCTGCATGGTTGCCATGGTCTCCGCGCTGAGCTGTTCCTTCAACAACGGAAGTCCTGCACTAGCCGGCGTTGTAAGCAAACTCGCTTCGAGCGTCTTCATTCGCAACTGCTTATGGGCGCGAGCAAGCATGAATTCCAATCGCGCGAGGGCTTTGTACACCGTCCCGGGAGAAATCTCCGAAAACGAGTCTTCCAGCCGCAACACTATCTCGGCGGTTGTGGAACGACCAGACTCTTTGGCGGCGGCCTCGAGCTTGTCTTTCAGTTCCGCAGGCATGCGGAAATTCACTTGTACGAGAGCTGTAGTCATAGCGCGAAGAATAAGCTAGCAAATTGCTTTACACAATGCTATCAGTTTGCTTTAATAGCAGTATGCTTTATCAACCAATCCACGCGAAATCAGATTAGGAGCACACATGTCGCTGAGCATTCACGGTGCCAGTCGTCAGGACGCAGTAGCAGGTAAGTCAGTGCAGATCCAGGTCCGCACATCCGACGAAAACAGGGAATGGCTGAAGAGCCAAGCGATCCAGCAGGAGCGCTCGGTCAATTGGATCATCAACAAGATGCTTGAGGCGGCTCGTGCCGCTGGGGCGTACCGCCAGCCCAGCTAGAAAGACAAAGCCCCGCCTGATTCACGGTCGGGCGGGGCTTCAGACAAACGCCGGTTCACGGCCGGCATTCATCAATGGCACTCTCGTAGGAGCGAAAAATGCCAGGGAAAAACACGCCCGTAATCACGCGGGCATGCTTCAACACGTTTACCACGGTACAAAACCGTGCCAATTCTGTCAAGCAAAACCGCTTGGCAGCAGTGGTGCGCCTTCGCTTCGGAGGTGCAGCATGAATGCGCGCACCGACACGGTCATCCGTATCACGCCGATCGAGTATCGGGAGTTTGCTGAAATTGCGAAGGACAGCGGCATGGTCCTGCGATTGTTCGACCAGCCGGCAGAGATCATTGGGCTGCGGACAGGCATCGACGCGAGCGTGATTGACGCCACGTCAGACACCTTAGTGGGATCCCTCATCGAGCCTCCGTCGCTACTGCTCTGCACGATGATCGACGCGGGGGGCATTCGGCGTCGCGCGCAATCTCGATACGAATGCGACCTAGCGCAACTCACAGACGCCGAAATGTACCGCTTCTGGCTTCACCACGAAATTGGGCACGGGGCCGACAACTATTGCCCCCTCTCGTTTCAGCTCAGCCCAGCAGCCGCTGATCCAGCTTTCCGGCGGGACATCCTAAATCGCATTGATCAGGCAAACGAGATCCTTGCGGATCGCTGGGCTTGGGCTCAGGTTTGCGACCGCCCCATGCCGCTGACCGAGTGTGGCCGGCGCGACCAAGATGCAATTGAAGCGGAGATTCAATATCTTGACCAGGTGACTGGCGGACGTAAGAACTACGCCAAACGCCCATTTCCGCATGTGAGGCCGGGTCCATATCACGCCGTCCCCCTTCGGATGCTTGCG